AGACCAATGATAAAAGTGCCAAGCTTTGCAACTGTGCCCAATACTGCTTGAAATCCTTTCTCAAGTTTAAATGCAGCATTAACGCCATCAAGTCCTAAAGCTGTTGCGATAGCAGAGCCAACCTCATTGACAAAGGCAAACAAAGCTCTGACGGGAGCTACAGCATTATTAAATGCAACAGTAAGGACTTCGACAGTTACCGCCGCAACTTTAAAGGTCTCCTTGATAATTACACCTAGCTCTGATTGGTCAGAAAATAGATTTTGAAAGGCGGTTGTCAATCGTTTTAACTGTCCATCAATCGTGTCAGACGCTTCAAAAGCTGCCTTTGCGGCAGCGCCTTGAGCCTCCTTTTGATTCTCTAACAGCTTGTTATATTTTTCAGTGTTATTAAGCAAAGCAAGAATTGACGGGCCGGCTTCTGTGCCAAACGCCTTAATAACTGTTCCAGCGTCAGCACCGGATTTTTTGATCTTTTCTAAAGTCCCTGCTAAGCCATCAGTTTTTAATGTTGAGGCATTAATTTCAACGCCCAAAGCTGCAAATTCTTTGCCGACTTTGCCCGCAGCCACTTGGGCAAAAGCTGTTTTAAGTGCAGTGAACGTGACCTCTGCACCTTGACCACCAGCAGTGATTTGGGCCACTGCAGCGTTGACCTCCTCTAGTGGCACACCCAGGGATGCCGCCACCGGGGCCACCTTGGCAATGTTGGCTGCATATTCACCAATGACAATTTTGCCGTCGTTCTGCGTCTGGATGAAACCATCAACCAACTTGGCCGCCTTGTCTGCCTCTAAACCGTATGCGTTCAGGACAGAGGTCGTTGCGTCTCCAACTGTATTAATGTCACTAAAGCCGCCAGTAGCTCCCTGGCTAGCGGCTTTGAGGATCTTTGCGGCATCTGCTGCCTTCGTAAACCCTGCAGAGGCAACATCGTAGGCCGCACTTGTAAGATCAACCACACTTGCCTGACCTGACAACTCACGGCTTACATCCTTTAACCGCCCTGTTAGTTCCTCACTGTTTACGCCAAGAGATCGAACCTTTGCTTCAGCAAAGTCTTGTTGCCTAAGAACTCCAAAAACCTGTCCAAGACTTGCGGCAGCAGCACCAACCGCAACAAGTGGGGCGAGAGCCGTACTTAACGCTGCACCTAAACCGCGCGCACCAACAGCCGCTGCCTGGGCTCCGCTACCAAATGCCTTAAACCCAGTACCTGCTGCCCGTGTTGTTCCGCCAGCATTTTTAACCGCAACCTCAAGCCCCTGCACCTTTTTGGTCAGGTGCGCAATCTTGGCATTTGCGTCTAAGGTTTCAACCTTAAACCTGAGGACGGATTCAGCCACAAGCCACCCGGCGATAAGTCAATCTTACCGCCGTTTAAGCCTTGCGCGCTCCATTGCTTTCTCCTCGTTCTCGGCTTTCACCTCATAGAACGCAGCAAAGTGAACAAGCTCCGCATCGGTCAATTCTGTGCGAAGCCTGCTTACTGTCATGCCTAGTTCGCAGGCTAAGAAGAACTCAAAATAAGTCCACTTGTCCTGCTTCAGTCGTTTTTTGCGTCGTCGATGTCGCCGCTGTCGTCTGCAACGCCAAACACGAACAGCTCAAGATCATTCAATACAGATTCAGGTAGCTGCCTTTGCAGTTTTTGTGCATCGGCTGAAGCGAAAGCTTTTGTGCCGTCCTCAAGCTCTGCGATCTGACACAGCATTTGCGTGCTGATGTCTAACGCCTCCACTGTTCCGGCAAGGTTCTGGGCTTTCTTGCGATCAGCTCGGGTGATTGGCTTGAAGTACAGATCGACAATCTTTTTGCCGTCTGCGTTCTTCAGTTCAAACTTGCGGCGCTGGTTGAGGTCAAACGCCCCAACCAGCAAGTCAACTGTACGATTTCCAGCAGGCATTAAATAGCTTGAACAATACGCTCAAACTATAGCCCTGCATCAAGCATTAGATGTGATCGTGCCGCTTGTGATGAAGTTACAGCTAACAACCACAAGCTCACCAACCGTGGAAGTGATTTCCGCGTCAGTGACAATGCCCGCAAAAGTAAACGAGTCAGCGTCGTTAGTGTTGCCAGTACGGAACAACTCAAACGTGGCGTCAACTGCATCGGCAGCCTTCAACACATCATCAAAGAAGGTCTTTTGAGTAGCTTCGCCCTCGTTAAAGACCAGCTCAATCGTGCCAGAGCCACTAATCAGGCTGCCAACAAACGACCGGAAGGTGTCACCGTGGTCGGTAACATCCAACGTTTCTTTGGTGATTGACAGGCTCCAGCTGCGAGTGCCGACAACAACAGCAAGGCTGCCGCTGCCAGTCTCAAATTCAACTGAGCCTTCTTCTCCGCGAAGGATTGCCATGGTCAGAGTTCCTCGATGGATTCAAAGGTCACACGGACCTGAGTTTGGAAGTAACCCTCGGGACTTGGCGAAGCCAATACCTCTGGGCCAGAAGGAGCGTCGAAGAAAACCCCCGACACGATAACTCGATTATACAAATCCCGAATCCGTTTACCAATGTCAAGGTTCGCTCCAGGGCCAACGCCCTTAGCCGAAAAAATGTTGATGACAACAAGGCCGACGATTCGGTTTTGGGAGTTCGTTGTCAGACCTTGGCCTAGGTATTCGTTGGCTCCAAACGTTGTTAGGCACTGCACCCAAGAGCTGTTCGGCGTTGGCTCATACGCCATGTTGTTGAACACGACGGGGATTGGTGGGGTGCTTGCAAGCTCCGTGGCAAGCCTTCCTTCAATCGTGGCTCTGATGGAATTGAGATCAGCAGCAGCCATACGTCACCTGTTTGCAATCTTGTTGTACTCACGCTGCGCCCACGACTCAAGCTCCTTAGCGATCAAGTCTGGATAGCCAGAGACCGTATTCTGACGCGTTCGATATTGACCCTTCCAAGATGGTGGCAGGTTGGTGCCATAGACCACAGGCTCTGCGTATTCAACATTATTGGTTACTTCCCCATTAGCTGGATCAGACTGCCAAGCGTTTCGCAATCGGCCGCCGCCTTTCGGCTCGCCTTCGTAAACAACGCGGACAGGCGTTTTTTCTTTAAGACGCCTCTCTGCCTCGAGCGTGGTAGCCGCAACCAAGATCTGGATGCTCTCCCGGTAGTAGTCACCGATCTGATCAAGCGGAATCTCTCGTGCCATCGTTAAGCCCTCAGAATCAATTCATGAGTGATGGCTGTATTGTCCTGCTCCGTTGTCTCCACACGGATGATCTGATGAACAACGCTCCCAATAACAACGCGATCCTTTGTTTCAGGTGCAGTTGCAAGGTCGTCAGCTGCAACCGTTAAACGCTTGTCACCAGCTTGCACCAGATCATTCGCTTCCCGCAGATTCACATCTTCTAAAACGCCTTTGGTCTCTATGTCAGAGACGTTTTCGCCAATCGTGCCGGATGTGGTGTTGTATGTGCCAGAGGTGACAATGCGCACCGTCACGTCACCGCCAAACTTGCCGATGATCGTTGACGCAACCTTGGCCAGCGAATCAGCAAGTGCCATCAGACCCGATAAGCAAGGCAAGCACCGCTTGAAAGCTGGATGCTGGTGAACACTCCATAAATGTAGGAATCGGCTGGGAAGGCTTCACTGGCCAGGCTGTTGCCGGTGTAGTTCTCTGCCGTGATTGCGTTGATAGTGGTTGCTTCTTTGAAGTAGATCGCGCAGAAACGGCCTGTGTGGGCAGCAGTGTCAGTGATCACCTCGGCACCAGCGCCGTAATCCTTGTACATGATCAGCTCCTGCGGATAGAAACGTTGCCCGGCCCGCTAATTCTAAGACCTGTCAAGTACCTTTCAAACATCGGCGGCACATGATCTGCACCGACAGCACCTGTCTTGTCTGGCGTGACGTTCAAGCTGCCGATTTGAACGTTCTTGAAATCGTTCAAACCACTGAGGCTGATGCCGTCAGTGTTGTTGTGCAGGTAAACAGCAAGCTCAATCTGGGCTCGTTTAATTTGATCCGGAATCTCGGTGTCAGTGAAGTAATCGTCAGAAATACGAAAAGGAAACCCCGTTGAATAAGTATTAACATATGTGTCAGGCTTTCTGACACCAGTTCGCGGCCATTGCAAAGCCTGCGTGTCAGTTGCTCTTGCGCCTAGAAAACGCTCACGATCTAGCCTTTGTGCTGCTGCCGCGAGAGCGCGATTGCGCGTGTCATCGGTGCCTGTGCTCCATTTGGAGACATCAGTGCTGCTGATCATCGCTTCGACGTAGGCGTCAGCTTGCGCCAGCGTCATGTAGCTGTTGGCGTTTGCGCCGCCCGCTGTTGCGTCGATTGTTACTGCCATCGGGCGTCACAGTGGAAGTCTTTTTGGTCGGCTTTTCAGAAGCGGAGGCCGCCGCTTTCGCAGCAGCCTCACGTTCCTTCATCCGCCTAAAGGCGAAGAGACCCATCAGGAGCTTGCGCCCTTCAGAGCCACAAAGCTCAGCACAATGGCTTCGCTGGCGGTAGAGCCAACGTTTGCCACGGTGATCGCGAACGAGCCGTCAGCAATGCTGTTGGCTTGAACGAGATAAGAACCAGCAGTG